GATGAAACGTGTTAACACTTCACTCAGCGTTGCTAATAATAGCACTCCAAGAAATATTAGACCTTATAAGGCTCCTAATAGGTCCGGTAGTAGAGTCGACCCTACTACACAGGTTGGTAAAGCAGATGAATCGGTCTGTAATGATAACGCCCCTGAGGGTAACGTTGTCAGCCAATTCGACGCCGAGAATCTCGGGAATCAATACGATAATGAGATTGATTTCGCGGAGATACTGCGATTGCCTGAATACTCAAGTAAGAGAAATCTTGAAGGTATGTCAGGACTTATTGAAAAGATAAGGCTCGGAATGTCAACTGTGGACTGTGACAGAAAAGTTCTACTTGATGATGAACCATTTCCATCGAGGGAGGAACTTTTACAGCTTCTCATATTTAATAAAAATCGAGTAAACAACTTAAACAATGTTCAAATTATTCCAATCGATTTTTACCTTTCTGATAACGCTAAAAAGCTCTGGGAAGTCATTTATGACATTAGGACTTGTTATGTCCTCTCCGGCTTTCGAGTTGTTTGGAGACCAATACTTCTCCGATCTTTCATCACTTTAGTAAAAGAATTATATCAATTAGATAGTGAGGGAAAGAAATGGATAAAATTAGTCAAATTTAAACTTGGTTACTTTGCCGCATTTATTAAGCGTAACAATGTCTATCCTAAATCTCCTTTTCCAACCGATTTTAACTTTAGTTCCTTCATCCTTATGGATAAAAAACTAACTAGTTATCATCGACAGTTGGAAAAGAAAAATCAATTTAAACATATGATTTTAATAGACAGCATTTGCAGAGGTGTTAAAAAGGGTGCTCCCCGTCCAAGTTATGAAGATCTAACAAATAATATTAATGATACTTTTAAATTATTCACTACCCCTAAGGTACATGAAGAAATTTTAGTACAAGATCTTCCGTCATTAAAAATAAAAAAAGAAAATTTTGATTACAATGACATGGTTAATGGGTTCTCATTAACTAATAAATTTGATTTTACAAAGGAAAGATTAAGACTTGAAATCTTAAGAACAGTCAGAGAGATCTTTAGATCTATTACTGAACCATTGAACCTCGAACACTTTCCTTCAAGCTCAGCATCTGTAGGTACTCCTACATCACATGGCGGTGGTAATCGTGAAATATTTAAAATTCTAAAACGATTCTACGGTCCTATTGACACTTCTAATATTCATATAAGAAAAACTACTCATACCTTATGGGATTATGACTATCCAAGTTGGGCAACTGACGAAGAAAAAACTAAATTCCCTAAGGAACAAGAATTTATAGAAGTTGATTTTGGTGCTATACCATTAATGAATGATATAGAAATTGAACAACTTAGTCAATTTGGCCTCACTGAGGAACCCGATATGGTATTAATGGCACTAGCTGAAGCTTTAAAAACGAGAGGTATATCAAAAGGTCCCGCTCTAGAAAACTATTTATTAAAATCAATACAAAAAGTTCTAGCCAAACAACTACTTGATACAAAATGTTTCTCACCGACAAAAGGTGATTTGACTGAAGATATGATAAACGACATGTTTTCAAACTGTCCTAATAACCAATTTTTTAATAATGGTGATTATGACAATGCTACCAATGAGATATACGGTGATTTTTCGAAATTTGCAATTTCTTGCATAATTGATCAAACTCGTATAACTGACTATTATCCTAATTTAGCTCGACTTGCAAAAAGAAGTCTTCTTAATAATACGGTAATAGTTCGAGGAGGTAAGCATTATCCAGATATCACTGGAGAACAAATAGATGGTCAACCAATGGGCAAGGTCCTTTCATTCGTAACACTCTGCGTAATTAATGCATCGATGTGTAGATATGTTTGTGAGCTTGATCAAAGGCGGCACATTAATATGAGCGATTTTCAGGCTTACATTAATGGTGATGACTGTTGTTTTCCTTTAGATGATTTTGATATCTGGGAACAGTGTTTAAGATGTGTTGGTTTAAAAAACTCAATCGGTAAGACTTTCTATACATGCAATATGATAGAAATGAATTCCAGAACCTTCTTAAGAGATAATTTTCAAAATAATTTTAAAATTGTCCCTTTCGTTAATTTTGGTCTTCTGAAGTGTCTTCAACGGTCAAGTGAATCAGTCGATGAACTATCATTTTCACAATTTGTATCAACTTGTGGTCCAATACATACAGAATTTGTTGCAGATTTCAAATCCGAAGATAATAATCTATATGAAGCTCTAACAGACTTGTTTCTAAAAAGACATAATAAAAATTTAAAGGATCCTAGACTAACTGGTATATCATGGTTTTTACCAAGATGGCTAACTGGTCTAGGCTTAGATGTAAATAAAGAGGAACAACTCACTACTTACGATAAAATAATAGGTGGACGATTATACGCTAACTATGATTCCATCAAAGTAAGTCATTATAACAAAGATCCTGAATGGGAGATCCATTCACTTGTAGAAAAAATGTATATTGATCTTTGTGGTGCAAAAAATAAAATAAAATATAAAAACCTCGTTACCTACATACCAGATCATAATGATGCTGAAGATGATGTCTTCAGTTATGAGATAATTGATCTTCAAGAAAATCAGAGCAACCTCTATAATAAATTTATCCAATTAAATTTTCGAAATGCAAATGCACACGAAGATATTTTTGTTGGTGAGTCTATTATAGCGGGTTCGGCTGTTCAGGATAATATGAAACCTGGTAAAAGCGTTAAAGCTATCAAATCTCTTGAAGATTTAAAGGTTGGTACAATTGTAAATGTCGGTACCAGACAAATAAAAATAAAAGCACCTAAAATTAATAGAGCTATAAAACAAAACAGAAATCTGTTAAAAAAACTAGCAACTGAAATACCCTTATCAGAACCACTCGAATATCATAAGATATTACATGAGAAGCGCACAAAATTCTACCCAATCATTGAAAGAAAATTCAAACAATTTGATGATGTAGAATCCTGTCACTGGAGTCCTTTATTTGTAGATGAAAATGAAACAAAGTAATAAACTAACAAATTTCAAGTTAGTAGTAAACTTTATTTCGCTACAAATAATACAGGAGGAGATGAA